ATTACTTTACTTCTATTTATCTGCGGCATCTTTTAATTGATTCTTAAGAAGTTTAGATAATTCAGCAGTGGAACCAACAAATAGTGCGTTTGTGACGTTTGTTGGCCCTCTTGTTGTTTTTATATCATCTAGACTCTTCAATTTCTTCTGAAGGTCCATTAATTTATCTGTAGCATCAGATACATTTTTAATTAATTGCCCAACAACTTCATATGCTCTTGGTGTATCTGTTTCCTGTGCTAATTCTAGAATACCATTGATTGCTTCTTGTCCTTTCTCAATCAATGAGTATAAATTACCTCTGGTGTAATCATAATCTTTACGAACATCATCTATAGAAGATGATATTTTTTCAATTTTTTCTTCGGGTGTTTCAATTTCAACTTCACTAGAAATTACTTCACTAGCAATATTAAAAGTTTCATTTAGCTTGTTGAATTTTTTCGTCATTTTCATAGTTCAGTTTAGTTGAATGACCCAGAGAATCCAAAGTCGTCCCCTGGTTGAATAAGAGCATCGTCTGTTGTGGTGATTAGTCTAACATCAGACCCAGTAACATGAGTGGTTATTGGTGTGGAATCAGCTCCTCTCGTTACAGTTAATATATTACCAGATTTTGCAGAAACATAAATCTCCTCATTATCAATATCAATATAAGAATTAATTGGAATATTTGTGGAATCTATAACTTCTATTAGAACATCTGTTATAATAATATCTTTTGCTAATGTAGTTGTAGTAGTTCCTGTATAATTCTGAATAGCTCTTGGTAATGCTGTATAAGTAACTTCTCTTCTTGGTGTATTTGTTGAATCACCAGAAACGAGTCCAATGGAAACCTTTTTAATAATATCTTTAGTAGTATTACTAGAAGATTCAATTGGGCCAAATATATATGTTTTTGCGGTGAACTTTAGAGTATAAATTAATGCTCTTCTTTCTTTAAAATCACCCTCATAATTATCTGTCATAGTAATATTATCCAATACTATTGGAATATCTCTCTTTTCTCCAATCTCTTTCACTAAATCAATGGTTAATGTATAGTTTGGCTGAAAGTATGGAATTATTTGTTCTATAATTTCAAGCATATCTTCATTTAACTTAGTCATAATACTCAACTCAAAGTTAACATTATATGGAACTGGTAGATAGGCTTTTCTTGTTGACCCATCATTTACGTCTTGAGTAACAAAAGTTTGAGTTGATGTTAGCTTTCTAGATGGATCATATGAAATTCCAATAATTTCAAATGACATTCTTGGTAATGACATTTGAATTGGTTTATTTAAATCTGGTACTTGAGTTAATCTTGCTAGAAACTTCTGCGTTGGTCCATAAGAAATGGGAACTTTAGTAATAGATACAACATCTCCATTATCATTTACTTTTTGTAAATGAATGTTGTTGAACAGTGTACCAAATGCCACTACTGTTTTTTCTAGTATCTTATTATAAAAGTAGTTGAACATATGATTACATTAATTTAATATTTATGGTGATCCAAAAGGATTACTTTGAGTGAAATCTAATATGGTATTTGCTTCTGTCTGTATATCTGCATTTTCGGCAAATGAATCATTTGTTATATTATCATTTACAACTCTTATTTTATAAGTTGCATTAGAAACACCACCAACCAGAATTTCTCCTGGGTAGAATTGTCCAGTAATATTAGATAGTTCTAATTGATTTGTACCAGCATCCCAAGACTTAACTCTGGCTGTATGTGAGCTTATTCCACCAGTAACTGTCTCATTATATTGATATGTACCAATTCCTATCATATAAGGACTATCAATAATAATTTGTGGTGCTACTGTATATCCTAATCCAGAATTGATAACATTAATTGTTGTAATTGTACCATTAACTAAAGTAACTCTAGCAGAAGCAGATACACTTGAAATCCCAACAAAAGAAACAATAGGTTCTGTTGCATACCCAGAACCACCACTATTAACTGTAATGGCACCAACAATACCATCTCCAATAGTTGCATATGCATCTGCTCCAGTTCCACTACCACCATAAAAAGCAACGGTTGGAGCAACAGTATATCCATATCCAGAATTTGTTAATTCAACTCCTTGAACCCTAAACAATGTTGAATCTGGTTCACATAAATCTACAATTCCCCCAATCATAGTTGCTATACCAGTGGCAGTTACTCCACTTATTGGTGAGCCAAATTTCACTTGAGGCGTTGTTTTATATCCATCTCCTCTATTAGTGAGAGTAACTAATCTAACCCCACCATTTACTATGGTTGCAGATGCGGTTGCGGTAATACCAGCACCAATCATATTAAATGTCTCACTATATCCTTGTCGTTCTACATTATCATCAATAAAATCAACTCCCGTATCAATAAGTTCATCACCATACCGGAATAGTTCACATTTTAAATTATAGACATATGTTTTTTGTAATTGATAGAAAGGATTTTCGTGTTCTATGTATTTTATTTCAAACAATCTATCTCCTAATGGAAAATATATCAAATCTCCTTCTTTTGGTCTTGAAGATAATTCAATATTTGGAACATTGGCTATTAATGGAGCAATATACATCTCATAACGTTCTCTTGATATAATAAGAGTCAAATCATCCATTGGCTGAATGCCAAATTTGGTCATTAAAGTTCCCGCACCCTCATATCCATCAAACGTATCTACATATGCCTCAATTGGATATGCGTGATTAAACTCAGATTCAATAACCTCTTTTATTATTCTTCTTTTTGTTATATATTGTCTTGGAATATAATATACTTCTATTCCGTACATTTTTAATTGTTCATTAATTAAATCTTGAATTAATCCCTGTTCTGATTTTGACCCTTGTAAGAAATATGGATTTAACATAATTATACTCTACTAAAGGTATATCCACGATGACGAGTTTGTCCTTTTTTATTCAAACACTTACAAATCGCACTAGTATCCCCACTAATATAATCTGCACATTCCTTTATTGATTGAAATTTTTTATTTAATTCATTTATCATAACTGATTTTGATGGTATATGATTTCCTTTACCTTTTTTTGTATTTGATATTTTTTTTCCTCTTTTTTTTCTGTCTTCAACCGACAAATTATCCCAAAATTTTTGTACTCCTGCAATATGATTATTATTTCCTTTTTTCATACGAGGGGGATTCTCTCCACCATCAGTTTTATTATAAAGAATACCTGTTCCCAAATCCTTTCTTCCATATTTTTTTATATACATTTTTTCCATTTGCATCGCATCTTCCTCTGTAAGATTATCTGCAACTTTTATTCTTCTTTCTTTTAGGGGAAGACTTATTCCAGGATGAGCTTTACTATCTATCCTACCATTGCACCCTTTACCAACATAGTAAGGAGTACCATCTTCTCGGTTATAAAAGTAGCAATAGTATTTTTTCATATCTTAACCTATAAGGTCCAGTGGTGGAAGTTCATACGTATTAGACATTCTTTCTGCTATAATATCTAATTCTCTCTGTGCATCATCATAAATTTGCCTTCCGTTTAGTTCAACACCACCAGGTAATTTAACACCCTGGAATTTAATAAGATTTTGTCCCCATTGTTTCTTAATTAAAGCTGTTAAATATGGTTTAATAAAAGAATCATTCCATACTCTAGGAAAATCATTTGGGTCTAACAGCCGATAACAATCTATTATTAGAAACTCACCAACCTTTAATGAAGACCAATCAATATCAAGATATAATCTATCCATTCTTTGATTGAATCTAATTTGCTTTTCTGTACTCAATAGCCAATCAATATCCTCTAGATATCTCTTAACCATTGAATAAGAAAGTAATTCAGTTGACCCCCAGTAGTAAATATCGTTTAGAAATAATTGATATTTAATACTAAACATTCCACTAGATACACTATTAGCACCACCAAATTTGAATATCTTATTAATGCCGATTACAGATGGTGGAACCTGAAGATAGTTACTATTTTCATAATAAGAGAAAGTAGTGGAAGAACCAGCAATATTAGTGGTCGCAGTAGTTGTTACAATACCAGAAGATGTTGTACCGGCATTAGGAGCAATTGAAGCACGACCTCTATCTATATCATTTTGAGTAATTTGGTATTTTAAATATATTTGAGTTACACCATCAAAGTGTCTCTCTTGGAAATATTGAATAGCATCATCTACACGGTCTTCTAATTGTTCTTGCGCTACGTTAACCTCCAGAACTGGAGCACCCAATTGTCGTAGGCAGTAGTCTATTAGTTCTTGTCTAGATGATGGTTGTGCCATTAGAAACTCAGAATTACTTCTTGTTGTTTAAGGTATAATTTTACATACGATTTTGCGAAATTTCGCAATAAATCTACATCACATATACTATCTATATCTCTTGATATTTTCTCATATTCAAATAATTTATTTACATTCTCAAGAACTATGTCATTTGGGTTCATTTATTAAACTCCGTAATAAGGTTTTAATTTCAGATAAATCGTCTTTAACTATTTTCACATCAGATTCTAAATTTTTTATTCGTTGTTTTTCATCATTCATTTTTTCTCTTTGTTGCACATACACATTATAATCGTGTTCATTTTTATTTACTATAACATTTGTTACCGAATTTCGGTAGAGTCCAGGTCTACCTTCAACTGGAATTAAATTCATATTATGCTAAAGCGATGATTCTCAAATTTCTGAATAATGGAACAACTGCTTGATTTGTGGTTGTTCCAATTAATTTTATTCTGAATGAATTGAATGAAGTAAGTTTATCAATAGTAAATTTGTACTCATTAAACAGGGATAATGGTGGATTAAATACATAAGAGTCTACTTTAGCTATTTTTCTATCCGGTAATCCATCATTTAATGCGCTATCAATTACTATTCCATTATTATCTAAATTATT